CTCTCTCAGGATATTTATTCTTCAGACTCCATATCATGTCTTGAAGATTCTGTCCATCATCCTGTATGTTCTGCCAGAAGTTTACAAGAGGTTCATATAAATCATTAACCCAAATACTTAATTCGGGATACATCTTAGAGATATAAAGTGCTACACTTCCACCACCTAAGAATGGTTCACGAAATTCTTTATACTTACTAAAGTCTGGAAAGAACTGTCCCATCTTAGTACAGGCACGAGATTTACCACCAGGATATCTAAGTGGGGTTTTTAATGCTTTTTTGCTCATAATCTAGATACAACTGAATTGCATTTTCAAATTTAATATAAGTTGGTTCGTGCAAAGCACAATACTCACTAAAGGTAATCATCATTTCCTTACGTGATAGATTACAATGTTTTGCTGCTTTTGGCAAGTTCCATTTTGCTGAAAACAACTTCTCCATTGCTTCTCTAGTTTCTACTCTCATTAAAATGATTGATAAAATGGATTTGGTATTTGTGGATATGTAAAATAAGATTTGGTGTATGGTATTCCATCTTTCATACCATACTCAAATGTAGGTACTAATATTCTAGTTTCAATAAATGTTGCCTGATGAGGTGGTATTGGAGGTAATTGATAAGCAAATGGCATTAATAAAACCTTTCGTAATCGTCACTAACCTGGACTTCAACAGTATCAAATATCCTGTTTAATGAACGAGCAAACATTCTATATCCAGAACCAACATATAGTTGTCCTGCTACTACAGAGAATGTTGCGATACCCCAGAAGAGATAATAAAATCTGGACTTGACTTGATTTCTTACTTTTTCTTTACTAATCATTTTCGTCATCATGTTTGTGTTTCAATTTACCAGACATCTCATATGCTTCTTTGTTTCCACCATGACCATGTGCGATGCCTAGTTCATGCATTTTAGCATGTTCGTCAATCTGATCTCTCAGATTCTTTTTACCTGGTCCAAATGTAAGATAGATTCCATACGCAACCAAACCACCTAATACTAAACCAAAGAATAAAATTAATCCTTGATCAGGTGTAAGATTTAAATGTTGAATAAGAACATCATCCTGTTTTTCCCATGTTCCTGGTAGATTATATACTGATGGTTTTGATAGAAAGATCATTTTTGTTTTTTCCAATGTTCGATTAAAGTTTTTAACTCAGCAATTCGCTGTTCAGCTTGTTTAATTTTATCTTGTATATCCATTATACCATATCCTTTCTAATTTCAGTTATTGTTGCTGGTACATTACTATCTAAACTATCCAATATAGTTTGGACACCTCCGTTATCTTTAGCATATGCTTTTATTTCTACTAACTCCCCCTTATCATTAGGAGTTTTCCATTTAACTTCGTATTTCATTTAAATTCACACTCCACCATAATTTCTGTTAAACATGCTAACATATTTATCTCTTGATCTGCGACGAATGCCATTTGATATTGATACTTAGCAATAACAAGAACAGCAGCAGGTATAGTAGTCGGAACCAAGGATTCGTAAAGACTATCATAAATCCTACGAAATAGGACAGAAGTATCATTGTCCATATTATTGTTGACCCACTTACGAACTTCAGGAAAGTTTTTTGCTTTAAGGTTTTTAATAAGATCATCGACTGCTACATCTGAAAATGCTGCTAATATTCCACTATCTATCTTACCACTAACTGAGTATCTCTGACACTCATTTAATACTCTTCTCCAATCTGGAAAATGCTTATTAACTAATTCTACGAGTACTTTCTTATCTGCTTCAATCCTCTCTTGCTCCAAGATAAAGTTGAGTCTTTGGAAGAAAGCAGCAGCGATTTGTTGCTTTTCTTTTCCTCTGATAGAAAAGTCAACCACTGCACATCTGGAATGGAGTGGTTCGAGGATTTTATTCTTGTAGTTACAAGTGAAAATGAATCTACAGTTCCCTGCAAACTCTTCGATAAATGCTCTGAGTAGCAGTTGTACATCATTTCCTGTGTTGTCTGCCTCGTCAATGATGATGACCTTATGCTTCGCCTCCGATGCGAGAGATACAGTTGATGCAAAGTTTTTTGCATTGTTGCGTACTGTATCGAGGAATCTTCCCTCATCGGATCCGTTGATGACATAAAAGTCTACTCCTAATTCGTTACACAATGCCTTTGCAACAGTGG